AATCACAGACATAGAAATACTCCACTTTAGAGTATTTATCTATGCCTGTAAACTTGTTTTACGAACGCATAAACAGTCTTTATTGTACCTTAAGCAGTACTGTTTCTTCGTTAAGACGGCCGTTTAATTTGGTATCTGTAGCATTAATGTCGTCTAAGAACTTACGCAATGCAACTTTACCAGCCGCTTTAAACTCTTTAAGTTTATCTTCTGGCTTGCGAACAGTCTTTTGTATGCTGAGATTTTCATCAAAGTTAATAATACTAGTACCTTTTACACCAAGGTCGCCGTACTCCTTAGCCACATAACGACCAATTTTACGGTTCTTAGTGTTGTAAACCCACAGTTCTTTTGCACCCAAAATGTCTGCAGGATTGATACTTACCAGCTTCAACGGCTCGTTAGTCTTCATATACTTGAGTTTGCCCACAATCTTTTCTGCCGGAACAGCTTTCTTAGCACGTGGCGCACGATTAACTTTGGCTTCTTGTGCTAACATTTCGCAGGCATTTTGAATCTCAGTTAAGAACGCAATAAATGCCTTGACTTGCTTTTTGCTACGATGACTGTAACCTTCACGTAACTGTTCGTCTGCTTTACCGCTGGCAAGTTCTTCAAGCTCTGCTAAATCACGAGCATAGAAGTCACGGATAATACGAGCATGGGCGGCCTTTGCGCCTTTACCTTTGAGCAAGTTAAGAACTTTAAATGCCTTTGGATCAAAGTTTTCTGGGTCATCGTTAAAAGCCTGATAGGCATTTTCAAGTTCTTCAGTCATGCCTAGAGCAACTTCGCGTAGGCGTTCTTGTATACTAGGTGTGTAAACTTCTTTCTTGTTGGCTTCTTTTTCAGCGGCCAGTGTTTCCGGATCGATATCATTTTTGCCTTCAGCAAGAACTTTAACAATCTCTGCTCTCATCCATGCCGCAGTGTCGCGTCCACTATTAAATCCAGCACGTTGTGGAGTCATACCACGATTTAAACAGGCGGCAACAGCACCCATTGTGGTACTAATACGGTTATCTTTGACTTTCTTGAAAGCCGCAATGTCAGCTTTGGTACAGCCTACAGTTTCCATCCACTTGATAACAGTAGGCTTATAAGTTTTGATTTCGCTTTCTAAGCGATAGTAGTCCATTGAGCGTTTGAAGTGGCGATGGAATGTGTTGTCATCCCAAGTTTCGCAACCTTCCCAAACAGGGCTGTGATCTTTAACTGCACGAGTACGGTGAGCAGTAACTTGCTTTTTGGTTACACGAGTTTTGGTTGCTGTCTTTGTTGCCATTTTTGCTCCTAAGTTAACTAAACAATAAACATATTATATAGTCAAACGGCCACTTTGTCAACCTGTTTTGGGCTGACCTTAGAGGCTAAAGTTGATTTTGGTAATGTTTTCGAACTTGAAACTGCGCCATGCAGTGACATCTGTTGCCCAAACTGTGCATAAAGTATCTGAAGTTTTTGGATCTTTGACTTCTGGACGGATGCCTTCTTTGAGTGTACACTTCATTTCACGAATAGTTCCGTCTGCTTTCTTAAAGGTAACTTCGACATCTTCGTGCATATTGAGTACACCCAAAAGCCATTCACGAAACTGTTTACGTTCTTCTTCATTGGCAGTACTATACCAAGTATCGTTAAAGTCTGCTAATTCTGTAATGTCTGTCATATGTTCCTTAAAATATCATATCTGCGGCAATAATAAATCTGTTCTTACTTGATTGAGGCGGCATTGGTCTATGCCAAAGTTTACCTGGATAGATTAACCAGCTAAAGTTCTGCGGTTCTGCAACCCATCGTTCGGGCTGTTCTACTCCGTTGACAGCAAATTCTGTACCGCATTGACTACGATCCTCTACGTCATCTGGAATATGCAAATACCAAATACCGGATAGGGCTCGTTCAGTACCGTATTGATGAGTATGCCATAGATTATCTCGATCCTCTACAACAGCATTTGAAGTCATAAAACTCCAGGACTGGATTTGATTAATTTTTACTTCTTTCTTCAAATACATGAAACAACTGAATGTAAAGCTCATTCTAAACTTTAGCCAATGTTCGCCTGGGTGATTAAAAATATTAACTTTGGTTTGATAGGGAGGACTATTCTTAAAATAGTTTCCGCTAGCAATGACCTGTTCAATATCAACCATAGCTAACTGTTGATCCTTAGCAGTGATTAAACTGCTAAAGTCAAAAGTTTCTACAGTTTCCCAACCATTCTGGTAAAGTATGGTCATGGACGCTTGGTAATAATTTCGTCACACAATCCGTAGTCTAGTGACTCTTGTGCTGACATAAAGGTATCGCGATCCATATCACGTTCAAAGTCCCCGTAGGTCTTGCCTTTAGTATTGTGCTTGACATAGAGTTCAGTTAAGATTGTTTTCATCTTGGTAATCTCTTTGTATTGGATTTCGATGTCGCTCTGCATACCACGAGCACCGCCACTTGGCTGATGTATCATGTGACGAGCATATGGAAGTATTTTACGCTTGCCTGCCGCACCCGCCTGAGCCAAGAATGATCCCATGCTACAGGCCTGTCCCATTACAATGGTCTGCACATCACATTTGATAAACTGCATTGTATCATAGATGGCCATACCAGCAGTAATAATGCCACCTGGACTATTAATAAAGAAACTGATGTCCTTGTTAGGATCTTCACTTTCTAAAAACAACATCTGTGCAACTACTAGACTAGCAGAGTGTTCATTAACATCTGTATCTAACATGACAATGCGATCCTTTAATAGGCGTGAGTAGATGTCGTAGGCACGTTCACCTTTACTAGTAGACTCAACTACCATTGGTACTAAATTAGACATTGTTTTCCTTTAAGAGTTTATATTGATTAAGTTTGTAAAAATATAACTGATCAATGCGATCAGTTTGAATGAGTGTTTCGAATGAGCAAGTGCCGCGTTCTTTGACTGCTTCATCAAACATATTCATTAGGGGATTGGTCATTTCTAAATCAATGCAATACAAATAGTCGGTTTCGTCTTTAAACCAATATTTGGTTGATCGACGTTTACCCTGCCATCCATTTGTTGTCTTTAGAAATGTAAGAGCAATCTGCACTTTATTTCTGGTGTGATTAACAGTAGGGATATCTCGTGTTGTCTTTAGTGTCTTTTTAAAATCGTTATAGATCATATCTTCCTCGTAGAACCATGGCAGTTTTACGTATATACCTATATCTTTCTTTGTGACTTCTCGAGTCCGGCTTTCAAGTAGGTAGTGAGCACGTTGACGGAACGAGCTCATACTCTTATTACTAGATAGCGATGTCCAAAACCATTGTTTGGTATAGAATTTGCGAATGGCTTCTGCACGGTCTTTAATCTTTTGATCAATAGCGTCTAATACTCTGGACTCTTCAATACTCAAAAATGCAGGAGCATGATCATATAAAACAACAGCCGCTTCTAATAGATCAAACTTATACGTCTCAGGCTTTTCTTCGTAGGTTGCTGTTAACTCAAAATCTTTAATCCAATCAGTTACTTCTAATACGTTACTCATCTTCCCTCCAAATATTGTTGACCCTTAGGACCATTGCTTGTAAAATCCATACCAGCCATACGACCTTCGTACATACGACCATTCCAGTTCATAAGAACCTTTACACTCTTATTCAAAACTACTGTTAGATTACGTCCTTCATTAAAGGCTAATATTTCAGCTTCTACACTTTTACCACTTGCAACGTTTTTAACACTACAGTGATCATCGTATCTAATTTTAACGTTCGACATGCTCGTATTCTCCGGCAATAGTTGACAGTAACTCAAAATTATCTTCTGCACGTTTAACAGCTTCGAGGGCTTTCATCAGCGCAGGATTTTTTTGAGCAAGGGTTAAACGATTCATGGCCATAGTACGTTGAGTTCTAGCCCATTGGATAACATCTAGAACTTCTTGATCTAAACTTACAGTGGCATAACTGCTAGGCAATGACTGCCAAGAGGTACCATTAAACACTTCCAACGCTGTCATGTTAATACGTATCATACCTTGTATAGGGTTGTTAGGATTTTGATTAACATAAGGCAAGCTAGTGTCACCGCCACTTACTGTTAAACCTGTGGTACCCATTAAACCTTTAATCATTTGTACTTGTCGTCTAACTCTACGTTAGTCAACCCTGCAATCATTTGAAATTTATCCCATGCAGTCTTGGCCGCAGGATTACGATCTAGCTCACTGCTAGGCAACACGGCTTCTAACCAAATCTCCGGACGGCGACTAGGGTGGGCACCAAACTTGCGTGGCTGATGTAGTTTACCACTCTCCCAAAGTTCAATACTCACTGAGCGGAATAGATCCTCATCGTCGTAGCCAGCCCATTCTGGATTACTGTGGCTAAAAAATCCTTGTGCGTAAGCATTAATAGTGCCACCGCCGTAGCCAATCCAGATGCCCCGCCACTGTTCATCGTCATGCGGATCAAAATCTGTACGAGTAATCAATACTAGTACATCATCAATGTCGACCTTGCCGTCAACAATATCTCTAACGCAACGGCTATAACTAAGTCCAATTTTCATTATACTTCCAATACAATATTAGGGTTCCAGCCGGTTTGTTCGCTGTAACCATCGTTTTCATAACCGCGCGGATTGCATACCACACGAGTTTCTCCTATAACATAATCAAACGGATGATGAGTATGTCCATGTGTCCACAGTTTAATCTGTGGATGATCCATAATGAATTCACTCAAGTCACTGTGATAGCCGCCATTCATCAAAGTTTCGTGGGCATAGCTTGGATGCATACTTTGGAAACTAGGACTATGATGCCCAACTACAACAAACTTTTTGTCATGTTGTTCTGCAAGTACACTTCTAAAGTACCCCAATGTTCTAGCATGACGTCCTGCAACGTCTCTAGCACTCATCGAAGCATAGTTACGCTTGTCGTTTTTAATGATACGGAAGTCATTCATCATACCTTCAATGGCATGCATGGTCAACGGATCACCTTTATTCATGTCAGTCCAGAGTGTACCACCGATGAATGTCACATCGTCAATGACTTTAGTGTCACATTCTAAAAAGTAAATGTTAGGGTACTTGGCGCACTCCCCACGCAGGTAGTCAATGCCAGCATAGAATTTGCCATTGTAAAATTCATGATTTCCGGCAATGTAGATAACATGAGGAAATTGAAAACTACAACGCTTTAAGAAGTCACGAAATCGCTGAGCGGCCTGCTGTCTACGACCTAGGCCAGTACCGTTAGCAATAGCCGCTTGATCAGCAGTATTATTTGGCTCTGGATGATCGTGTAGATCCTGCGCGATCATAATATCGCCACCCAAAATTAGGACATCACAGTTGTTGTCATTAGTGATGTTGATATCACTAAACTCCAAGTGCAAGTCTGATACAAGTTTGATTTTCATATTAGTATTATACTACATTTAACGTTTCTTGTCAATGTCATTACCCCACTTAAGGACCCAATAGGTGTAATCTTTTTCTTTTAGTTTGGCAACAATGGCATATTGGTAACCATAGTTCATTATGTCTGCCATTCTGTGCCATTCAGGGGTGTCAACTGCTCTAGCCATAATCCACCCGCCCATTTCACTATTTTGCCAAGCCATTAATGGTTCGGCTGCATACAAGTCTGGATCTTCAACATCACCCATTGTGAATCTGTGTACTACTACTTTGTGTATTCTATGTGCTACTCCATCGAATACCATTACTTCAAACGTGGGCTTTTCTGGTATAGAGCCTAGATGCCCCTGTGCATCATTCTTCAAAGCCATTTTGCTTTGCATAACTTGCACGTTCGGCTTCGCGCTTTTCTTCACATGGAGTGCAGTAAGTATGTACCCATCCACCGCCTCGGCGTTCGCCAGGGTTACCACAGCCTTCGCAAGTAACACCAGTCATGCTTTCTGCCAGTGATACCATGCCGCTGATATAATCGTCTCCACCGCTATAGTAGAAACGTAGTGTACCAAACTTTTCTTTAACTTGGTCTAGTGTTACTTGTGGAATAGATTCTGGTACTATTCTAAAGTCGCCGGCAACAATTTCCGCTAGACGTTTTTCTTTATATTCGTCGTTGGGCAATGCTTTCATAGTTTCTTCAAACAGATCAAAGTTACCGGCCTTGGCCTGCGCGGCCATTTCATTATAGTCGATAGCCCCCTTACGCTGTTTTTCTTTCCAATCAATGTGATGTTGGATACTGCCCATGAGCTGATCCAGGATATTGAACCAGCCATCGCCACATTCAAATCCCCAACACATACAAGTTTCCTGCATGTTCTTGTTGCGGTTCACCATCATCTTTGGATACTTCTCACACAACAGTTTATCTAGTTCTTGTTTCATCTTAGTGCGTCCATTGTTAGTTCTTTTCCATATACGTGTGCTACAGGTTTAAGCCAACCGTGCTGAATACATTCTTGAATTAAACTGCGATAATTTTCCGGGCATCGCTGACTAATTTCAAAACCAGCTCTAGGGCAAGTAACAAATTTGTCTTTGAGCATGAACTTAGGATCACCTTGTCGAATGGTCCTAATGTTACTTTGGTATGCTGTAATATTCATGCTATCTTATCTATGTTTTGTCCAGGACGATTCATCCGGCGATTCATATCAATCCTTGCTTCTTCATTAGCTTTGATATTTAATTTTACACGCTGTTCTTCTATACGAAGTTCTTCGTGTCGTTTGTCTAACTTTTTAATTTCTGTTTGTCGATAAATTTCTGCATTTTGTGCAGTTACTCTATTAACTTCTGTCATAATTTCTCCCCTTTTACAAGACCTCTAAAGCGCAAGAATCTTGGAAAGCGCAAACTATAAGAGCCGTCTTGATTTTGTGTAATAGCATCGGCACGTACTTCGGCTACCATACCAACACAATCGTCCTTGACTCTCCAAAAGCCATCACGTTGTTCATCTGTAAGACCACTACCAACATTGACTCGAATAGCTTTACCATCGTCAACACCTTCACATACTAAGGCACCAAGTTTACCCACGTTCTTACCAGTGCCTTCTTCAACAGCAACAACATCAAGACTTACTTCAATAAAGGGTTTGAGTTTTAACCAAGACACACTACGCTTACATTCGTATCCGGCTTCGGGATCTTTAATCATAATGCCTTCGTAGCCACCTGCTACTGCCTGTGCATTAATTTCTTTGTAACGTAATTGACCTTCACTAGTATCTAAATCAACTAGTTCGTTAGCAAGGCAAGTGACATTAGGCAAGTCTAAATGGTTCTTCTCTACCCAAGCCTGCACCATTTGGCTACGAACTGTCTGACTTTTATCCCAACTACCTTGTTCAAAGTTACTCAATGGGCACATGTCAAATAGATTCAAAATTGCATCATTGGCTTTGACATCACTTTTGCGATGCACCTGTGTCATCAAGTCCTGAAAACTGCTAGACATAATTTCACCATCTAATACTAGATCATACTTAGGTGGCGCTTTTTTAACAACTGAACTAATCTGTTCTATAACGTGTGGAAAATTAGCAAGTTCTTTACCATTTCGACTGAACATATCCACCCGACCATCACTACGAACAATAGTAATGACTCTAACTCCGTCGAGTTTAACTTCGATAAGTTTTTTGCCCGATACCTTAGACTCATGATTAGCACTATCGTGAGCAAGCTGACAACCGAATACAGGAATAGCGTAACTAGCATATTTCTTTTCCACTACTTTATTGATAGTCTTTTCACTAGTACCACAGCGCAAGTCCTTAATAAGGATTCGTCGATACCATCCATTCCATTCATTCTTAGTTGATTGTTTTACGGCTTCAGCAATGGCATCGCGAGCATCGTGGCCGGTGAGGTTACGATCGCGTAGGTTGCCAGCAAGCACAATAAAACTATCCCAATTGAACCCAGGACCATCTTCATCTTTTTTCTCCGGAACTTGTTTAACACCAAAAGTAATCATTGGGTCCAAAGCTAATCGGCATCCTTGAAAAAACTCATCATTGGCCATTTCGGCTTGTGCCAAAACAATAGCTTCTTTATTCAAACGACTAGGGTGGTCTTCTAAGGTACTAATAACTGTGTAGCAAGGATCGCTCATGATATTCCTTCTGTTTAAAGTTATATTTTACAGCCAAACAAACTCTCTGTCAAGTACTTTGACATAATTTAACTGTGTTTCGGGTGTTTTGGAGGTAAAGTTTACCGAGTGTTTCTTTACTTTGGCTCGTATTTGTTGGCTAGATCCTGCAATACCCAACAGTTCTTTACTCAAAAAACTCACCAAATAGTTTCCATCAGTAATAGCAGTATGGCTAAAACAACCAATCTGTGGTACAGGCTTGCTTTGTATATACCGAATGTTAAGTACAATGGTATCACCCTCCTGTCCTAAATAGGCTTTTACTGTATCTTTAATTGCGGCCTTGACCTGTTTCTCGTTAATCTCTCTATCATATACTTGAGGAACACTGGCCAATACTCCAAAGTCCTTCATAGTAATATTTTCGGTTTGAGTAACACCAAAGACTCTGCCCATATAGTCATTAAGTGTGTCACCAATAACACCAAAGCTAAGTTTGCGAAAGTGTTTGATAATGGCCAATGCTTGATCAATGTCTTCTACTGTAGGTGTAAACTTTAACAGATATGTACTACCAGCCAATTGCGGCATAAGCTCAAAGGTCAGCATGTCCTTGTTAGTGTAACTCTGCTGATCCCCTGCCGTATAACTGCTGGTGCTGGTATAGCCTTTTTCCCTATAGATACAACAGGCAAAGGTCAATGCCTCTACTACTGTAAAAGGCATATCTTTTAAGCTGGTCATTATACGTCCTGTGTAATTAGAATATGTTTACCAATTTCAAACAGGCCGACCGCACCCGGAAAATCTGCACAGGCCGCATGTATTTGTACGTCACCGTCCTCGTCTATGCTAGCGGCCACAAACTCTGTTATAGTGCCGTCTTCTACTTGGGCACGTAGATGATCAAGAATCTCTAAAAGATCCGCTTTCTTTTTTTCTTTACTTTTATCTGATATGCTAACTACTTTCATTTAATTTTCCTTCTTCAATGTTGCCTTGTGTAAAATCGTAATTGGGTACAATTAATTTAAGTCTAAAATGACGTTCTGCAATCAACGAATCAACGTATTCTTTTAGTTCGCTCATTGGAATATTGTCATTGAGCCATTCTGTTTTCCATTCTTCGATGATCCAAATATTATCAACGTACTGAGTTTTGATTGTTCTTTCTAGTGCCTTGGCATGAGCACGTAGTCCACTATAAACCTGCATCTTAACAATACCGCCTGCATGAGAGCAGTATTGTTTATTACGCTCTTTGATATCCTGGGCGATACCAAAGCCTGCTCTACCACCTAATGATTCAATCAAATAGAAATGATACATTATTAGGCCAAGTTTAAAATATCTTCATCGAAGAATTCAATTAGTCCGTCAAAGTGATCTAACAGCGTAGGAGCAACTTTTTCTTTACCACCAAAGTGTTGGTACAGTTGAATTAATGCACAGGCATAGGCATCGTCGTCCCAAGAGGCTTGGTAGCCGTAACGTTTTACAGTCCAGCGGCGATGTGCTTCTGTTACTGACTCTTGAAACTGTGACAAATTACCAAACAAGTTTTGTACCAATGCGGCAAGTTCTTCTTGCAGTTTAGGCGTTAGTTTAAGTTTAGCACTGTCAAACTGTCGACATAAATCACG